CCTTGTCGACCCTTGCATCTACGGCATTAGCAGACGCTTCCTCTGCCTTTGTCTGTTCTTTTGTTCGTTTGATCTGCTCTTTCTTAAGGGGATTGATTCTCTCTACCGCCTCCCCTTGTCGCATGATACTTTGAGTCTGAAGGTCAAGCACTCTCGCTTCAGCCTCCCGGAGTTGGCGTATCTCGTCTTCGCTTGAAGTATTAAGATCGACCTGAGCCTGTAACGCTTCAAACCTGCGTTGTGCAATATCCATCTCTTGCTGAGCAATCTGATTCTCAATCTCAAGTGCTTCCTCAAGTGCCTTAATTCTCTCACCAATGACAAGCGTTTCATCTCTCGATCTGAGTTTAGCCTCTGCAAGTTCCTTGTTTGCTTTCGCTCTTTGCACGGTTAGTTCAAACTCTTCATACCTGAGTTTCCGTAGAGACTCGATCAACTGATCGTTTATCCTTACCTCTCTTGCAATCTCATCTCCCAATCCAGTAAATGAAGACTTAAGGGTATCAACTGCACCAGAAAAGTCTCCTGAAATAAACTGTTTGATCGACTTTACTACCAACAATACACGGTCTCCAACTACTGCAAGGGTCGTGCTGAACGCACCAAGAACACGCTGTGCAGTATCTACTACCGGCTGAAGTTTACTAAATGTCCCAACGAGGGCTGCAAGAATTGGTAGAAACAGACCAATACCGGTGGCCTTCAATGCAAGACCGAAGCCTTTGACCCCTCCGCCCGCTGCAGTGAACGCTGGTCCCGCTGATCGGAACGCTCCAGTTAGAACGCCAACACCTTTACCGACCTGTCCAGTCTCTCCCTCAAGATTGTTTAAAGATACTGATGCTCTCTTTATAGCCCCTTCATAGTCCCCTACATTGCGTTGATGGTTGCCCATCGTTGCATCAAATTCTTTGAGACGATCGTTATTTGCCTTGTATTGTTCTTGTAACTCTTGTAGACGCCCTGAAGTGTCATCGAGTGGTAGGTTACGTATCTCTGCAGATATGGCTCTATTCTGATCTACCAGTTCTTGATACGTATTAGCCGTCTCGGTATTGGCTCTTTGTAGAGATGCAAGGTTACGTGACTGTTGATTATACTCGCTACTTGTAGCCTTAATCTGTACCTTAAGTTCCTCCTGTCTCTCCCGTTGTTCATCTGAGAGATTCAGACCCAACTTCTCAAGCGTTTGTAACTCTTTTAACTCTCCACGATACTCGTTTAGTTGATTATTGAGTTGAACAAGTGACTGTATACCTTTCTTATTCGCTTCCTCAATTTGGTTAGCCGTCTGAACGACTTGACCGGCCTCAGGTAGAATAGACTCCGGAGTTGACTGCTTAATTTCCTCTTGTGTCGTTTGTACCTTTTGCTTGATCTCCTGAAGAGATTGCTCGTCTACTTTGTAGACTATTCGGTAAATCAGTTCGTCTTGTCCGGCCATTAGTCTTCCTTAATATGATTGTAAGCCATACGAGAAACATAAGCGGTTGCAATCTCGTCTGCCCTTGAATCAAATATACGATCTGCTTCCTTAGGATTGAAACCCGCAAGTATCAATGAATAATAGTAGTATACTCCAACCTGCTGAATCCATTGCTCCTTGTTGGCATCGGGAGACGACTTCTTTGATACAAATGCTATAGACTTCTTGAATGTCAGTTCGGCAACATCTAAAGATAGAGTCGCCTCGTGATAAAAAAATCTTCTGTATCCTTCAATAGACCGGACTCAAAGTCATCACTTTCAAAGAAACCTTTTCCAAATGGCACAATCGGTTCCCAAAGTATTGATGCCTTCGCTTCCCACCACATTGCCTTTTTCTCTTTCGGGACATCGTTAATGGTTAGCGTAGGGTTTTCGTCAATAAACTTCTGAATATCCTTGTTGATGTCGTTAAGAAGTTTGAGTCTCTTCTCACTATACGGCTTTAATTTGACAGTATGACCGTTTACGTTAATCTGTTTATCAAGCATTAATCCACGAATTGTGTTCCTGTTATTCTTAGTGCAGGAAGATCAAACGTGAGTTGTTCATTGTTACCGCTATTCCACCAGATTTCTGTAGTTGACCATACACCGGTGGATAGATTCCAGACTGCTGATGCACCAACTGAGCCATCGTTCGTTACATAGTATTGCACGTAGACGGTTGATGCAGGGACAGTTACTCCATGACTGATTCTTCCTGTAGTACTAAATGTAGTATAATCATTCGACAATACCGAGCCTGAAGAATCAAGAAACCTAACACCCAACCGATACGTAATATCGGCCTCTGTAACATTGAATGATGCTACCAATGTCTCACCGGGAAACGGGAAGAGAATAGATTGTGAGAGAAGAGCCTTCTGTGCCGTATAAACGTTTATGGTTTGAGACGAACCTATTACGACAGAATCAACCCCTGTTTCCTTCTGTAAGCCGTTAAGTAAAAGAGACGACCCTACCCTCACCTTATACAAAGATAGTGCGTTATCGCCTACATATACGGCCTGTCTTGTTACAGGAGCGTCCCCTGAATAGCCAGTATTGTCAATAAGAGTAATGAATATCTGATCTGAAATAAGACCGGAGTTAAAATAGGGTGCTCTCTCGATCAATACCTCACGGTCGTAGATAATAAAGCCGTCAATCGTGACACCGCTTACTCTTGCTTTTTTCTGATTCTGAATAAGATCATCGAGTATAGCGAGATCGGAATCACTTGCCTGTATAACTCTTATATCAAGCGTAGACTGTCTTCTGTAATTTTGAGTTTGATTATCCTCTACCTTTACGCCTGTTATGTCTTCTGTATACCCAAAGGTTGATGCACCTTCCACTCCTTCCATGATATTGGAAAGAATCACTATATCACTTGGATTTGATATGTCTTGGATTGCAAGTTTCTTTAGTGTATTGAGCATAACTCATAATGTAAAGCCGGTGCCTTCTAAACGTAGGGCAGGTGAATTAAATGAAGACCCCGTTCCGCCTGTCAATCCAATAGACAGATATACTGTTCCGGACGGAGTCGTTCCGGTGACAGATATTATACCCGTATTTCCAGTTGCTTGATCTGTGGAAATAACGCTACCTGCTGAGTTACGATATTGAATTGCTATCGCTCCACCTGTTCCAGTATGACTAACAGATGCCGTAAGGCTTACACCGACGAATGGAAACAATAGGTTTCTTGATACTGCTTCATCTCCCGAAGCGATAGTAACGGTGCCACCAGTAACCGTCCCGCTATCTCCTTGATCGAAGCCATTAAGGTATGTAGCACTTCCGCTTGTAATGTCATAAACTGCAAGGAGATTGTCACCTGCATAAACCGGTAGTTTGACTCCCGGAGCCGTTCCACCATACCCGTTTACTCCTGAGATTGTTACGAGTATACGATCTGAGAGTACAGAATCAAACTGATCGTGATACACAAGTTCGGCCGGTTCGTCAATAGTAAAGAAGCCATTAGGTGAATAACCCGTGACTTTGACCTTACGATTGTTAGCACTTATTACTTGTAACTTTGTAACATCAGCCGTCTCAGTCAATGTTCGAATATCGAACACATGATCGTGCTTAAATTGTTGCGTTTGATTGTCCGCTACTTGGACGGCCGTAGGCGTAAGGGTATACCCAAAGGTAGATGACCCGTCTACACCTTCCATGATGTTTACCAATGTGCATACATTGGAAGCGACCGTCTGATCTTGTATGGCAACAGACTTAAGGAGGTTCAGCATAGTAGACCTCCTTGTTACGCTACAATAACGCCATTGGCTGCATTAGTAACTCTCTTTGAACCAGTCAGAACGATAGCGGTTCTGTTACCCTCAAAGGAGCGATTGGCATTGATGTATACATTCTCAACATTCAACTTCTGTCCACCTGTTGCAGGATTGAAAATAATACGTGCAAGAGTAGGATTTGTTGATGCATCAGCATAGACGTTTGGGTCACTTAGTAGTGTCGTATTGTAGACCGATACTGAGAAACTAACATCATAAGCAGATGCAAGAGTTTGGCCGTCATCAACTGTATCGTTTACAGGAGTCAGGGTAACGGTTGCACTCTCAGTCAAGTGAAGCGGATACGTATTGGCTGCACCACCGGTTGCATTTGCAATCGTAATGTTTGAGAAAATAAGGGTTTTAGTAACTGCCATAGTTTTCTATATGTTTGTTTGGCTTGGGTATAAGTCTCGGATTGATACAAAGTTAAGGGTCATTGTTACCGTCTTCGGAAGCCTTGTGATTCCACCGGACGATTCATAACCATAAGTGAATATACCATTATTCGTGACACTTCCGGCATCTACCTGTTGTGCCCAATTAAGAATCTTATCCCGAACGTCAAGCAAGGGTAACTCACCTCTCGATGCATCATCTTTAGCATAGCCTCTCGGAACGGTTATATCCATGCCGTATCTCTGCTGACTTAGGTTTGCCCTGTAAGCATCTGTCCTGTCAGTAACAGATTCATTCACTTCATACAATGCAATACGTCCCTTTTTGATGTCCTGTCTTGCCTCGAGTTCATTTGCCGGGACACGGTAACGCTCAAACAAGTATAAAGGGTCACCAATATACAGTGCAAGATTCTCGATCATGGAGTTGATTATGTTACGACTTCTTCCCACTTAGATACTCCCATACTAATTCTTGACTCAAGTCTTTTACATCTGCAGGGACTGAGGCTACCTGTTTCGGAAAGATACTTCTAACCTTACCGCCTCTTGCCTTACCTGTATGATGATACCCGAATATAATAGCCATATCTCGATCTGATGCAAGTTCAATCGTTGCACCACGATTAGATTTGGTTACCACATACTTCTCAATTCTCTTCTTTTTGTCCCGAAGGGTTACTGGGCTACGAGAGACACCCTTACGCTTTGCGTATCGTGAATTGTAGAGATTGTCATACTCATCATTCCCAAACGCCTTACCAGTCTGCGTATTGTTTAACATACGCATCTTGATTTCCTCAGCAACTTTAGGTGCAACCTCTTCGTTTAACTTCTTGACCCTTTCCTGTTGCGACTGAATAACAAAGTCTGCAAAGTCAATGTTCATAATACAAACCTTGCATAAGGCATGAGTAGATGCCTTGCCTCGATTGACAAACCGTTTACACTTACTCGGGATGGCAGATCAGGGTCTTGTCGATTCTTGTATTGTAGCGATACCTCTTGGATGATCGCTGCCTGAATCGCCTCCGGGACAGACCCGGCCTCGTAACCACTCTCATACGTAGCCAACAAAAAGACTCCATTAAGTCCCATGTTGCTTAGTCTGATTCTCTTAAAGTCAATACCCTGCACATAGTAGTCTGTCCCTTCAGTAAGGGTTGTGTTAGTCCCGTCTTCAGCCTGTGATACCACCGATGATACCGTGCCATGCACACCGAAGTCAAGATAGTTGTCAGTAAAGGGTCGATACCATAGCGACTGCCTTGTGAGTTTGATCGGGTCTATGCCGATATACCTCGATATTTGCTCTGTAACGCCACCGATTAGCAAGGTAATATAATTATCGTCTGCAGTATCATAGACCGGTAGAGCGTTCTTTACTGTAGCGAGAGATACGGGTAAGTCAGAAGCACCAGTAACGATCTTTGTTTGTGACGGGTAGACACTCGGTGTCCATACTCCAGTAATGGAATCAAAGCGTCTTGATATATACGCACCATCTGTATTACCGTAGTTCCCGTACATGATCGCCTTCTGTTAGACTTTTTTGGTTTTTTTTGCTTTTGGGGTAACGACCTTTGTCTCTTTTGTCGGTCTTGCCGGGTCGTAAAACTCAGCATATCCACCTGCTACAAGTATAGGAAACAGGTGCTTTTCATTTGCATATGTTACACTATAAATCTCACCTGCCTTGTACAACTTGTGATCGACACCATTGTACGATGCAGTATGATCTTCTTTCATTTTGATATACATAGGACAGTAAATAATAGGCAACCGTCAAGCCGGTCTTGACAGTTGCCTTGTTACCAATTAGGATGTTGGTGCATCGTTCGGGAATCCGAGGAAACCAACAATAGCAAAGTTAGCGTTCGTTGCTCCCGCTGAAGCGTTTGTCTTGGTAAACTCACCAAACAAGTAACGCTTAGTAGGGGCTACGGAGTAGAGAACAGTTGTGTTCTCAGCAACGGCTTCGTCACTTGCATTGATAATGCGACCAGAAGCGATTGCAGTTGCGTTTGCTCTTGTATTGTCATCAGACTCATACAGACCGAGTTTAAACCCGTTACCTGTATTGATTGTTGATGCACCGCCACCAACTTCACCCAGTACAAGACCGATCGCTGCACCTGCGTAGCCTGCAGTATCGATTGCACCAGAATTGACATTGGTGTTAGTGGTTGTTGCAGCATAGGAAACATACCCATACTGAACATTTGATTGTTTTCCGAAATCGAATTGACTCATGTTTCTATCCTCCTTATGTACCCATTGTAAGTTGAGCGATTGCTTCGCTACGTACAACTGCACCACCGAAACGGGTCATGGCATAGATGTTAGTAACGAAGGACGAGCCTTCTGTATACGGGTCACGAATCAAGAAGAAGTCTGTATGCTTAGGAACGACATAACCGTAGTTAAAGTCACCATACAATACAGATGCATCACCTGTTCCGTATGTGCCACTTGCATTAGGAGCAACAAGATCAGGTGCTTCAAAGATTGGAGAACCGAGAAGTCTACTTGGCTCACCTGCTTGGAAGGAAGGCTCCCACAAGTAACTAAGAACACTTGTCCCTGCTACCAACGCTAATTGACGAATCTCACGGATTGTTTGGCGGTTAGCCATCCATGATGCATTAGCACGATAGAAAGACTTAATGTTATACTGAAGGTCGATCAGCATATCAGCAGTAAGTGACGTTCCACCGGCAGTCTTAGACGTAACGTTTCCGACAAGACCAGTTGGCTTACCGATACCATCTCCATTAATGAAGGCTGTACCGAGAGCCTTGTCAAACTGCTCACGAATAGAAGACATGATCTCTGCTTCTAAGTCATATGCAGAGTCTTGCTCTTGCTCGATAGTCCACGCTACCCGTGCACTTAACTTGTGAACCGGAATGTCAGTAAAACCAAAACTGTCTTTGGTCTTACTTCCGGCTACATCCTCATCCAACCATGAAGCAGTTAGTGACGAATCACGTCTTGCTTGTTTGTAGGAAGGTGAAGATGTGTTTACTACTTTAGCAACCTGTAACACCGGAGAGATCTCTACAATCTGCTTGTTAATGTCAGCAGACATCTCAGCAGGCATAAGAAGAGCACCTGCAGCACTTACATCAAAACGCACAAGATTGTCGCTCTTTTTCTCAGCATTGTTTACGGTTACTTTTGCATCTTTAAACTCTTGTTGAACGGCAGAGATTCCGCCTTTACCATAAAGACGTGCAGCCTTCAGGAATGTCTTGGTCTCTTCACCACGTACAGACTCACCTTTAACGGCACTATTCTTTTTGACTTCAAACTCGAGTTTGTCGAAGCGGTCTTGCCACTTCTTTTCTGCCTCTTTGTTACCGGTAATAATGGCGTTCTTTAGGCCATCAACTGCGGTACGGACAGACTCGACTACTTTTACCTCATTCATCGTTTGTTGTCTCCAGATTGAGTTCTTGTTTAATGTCTTCGATTGCTTCCTTGAAGACCTTTTCTATTTGCTCAACAAGTGCCTTCATAGCGTCTTGTTGCTTCTGATTGCCGTTAGGCGTATCATTTTCTTTTTCCATCTCCATCTCGGCCATCTCTTCATCAGGCATCATTTCCTTTTTGAGAGTCTGCCATAGGTATTGTTTTGATTTTGATTTCATACGATTTGCTTTTGCACTCATGATTTGTGCTTCTGTGTTCATTGGAAACGGAGTGACGGAGACCTCATGAAGAGCGATCTCTTTTAACTTACGAGTGCCGTCTTCTCCGGGTTCTGTTTTAACCGGGTCGTAACCGATGGATAGACCCATGCGGGAACCCTTGTCGATCATAAACTTGATCTTGCGATATGCAGCGGCTACCTCAGGAACGTCAAGTGGCATCTCTGCCTTTAGCATCAAGCCCTTTTCTGTGTCCTCAAGTTCAGCCACACCGGCTACCCCTGCAGTTGTATAGTTGTGGTCTAAGAGTAGCGGAACGACTTTTGAGTGATTCAGCGTTTGCTTAAACGCTCCCTTCTCAACTACATCGCCACCAAGATCGGTGTTACCGTAGGTGGAAGCCATACCCTCGATAACTCCAATCTTCATGTCTTCAGCCTCTTCTACCTTGGCTTCAAGACTTTTGAATTTGGCAAGGATACGTCTCTTAAGTTCAGCAATCTCAAGCGGTTCAATCTTTGAAAGAACACCTGCCTTGTGACCGACCATGACTCCGGAGGGTCTCCAACCGCCTTCTACTCTTTCATAGACCTCGATCAAGAATGCCGGGTCTTCCTCAGAAGCGTTTAATTCAAAGTCAGAATCGGGAACGTTAAGTGTCCCTTCTGTCTTTTTTTGCTCGATCTTACCCTGAGCCGTACCGTCACCTGACTCCCAACGCACAAAGTCACCTACGGATAGGTTATCCGGGTCTGCCTTTGTCTCCTCTTCTAAGTCCTCTTGCATATAGTCCATTGCTTTTTTCTGAGCATCTAACTCGGCTTGTTTACGCTCTGCCCAACCTTTGCCCGGGTTACCACCCCAAAGTTTCCAAGCAATAAGCCCTGCACCGGGATAGCCATCAGCAGACGGGTCAGAATTGGCCGGAGACTTTAGATCGACTTCATGTCGAGAGAAGTATGATACCATACGATTGACGGTCTCTTCGGAAAGATTCTTGCGATTCATGATGTCTCTTGCACGAGCAACGCCAATCTCAGTTCCGCCACGTCCATATTCGTCTCTCCATTTGAGACCTAACTCGGCTTCGTCTGCCATCTCTTTAGTAGGCTGAAGATTGACCTCTTTCATTTCCTTTGAAATCTCGATCTCAATATCTGATTCCTCTTCCTCTTCCTCAGGAAGATCAATCTCTTGCATGACCTCTTCTATCTGCTTGTCAAAGTCTTGAGTCATGTATTCCATGTAGTCATGGACTTGTGCAAATGGCAATTCAAGAACACGATCAGTAGGCTCAAAGTCATCACCGGCTTGTGCATATACACGAACCGAGTAAGTGTCTTCAAAGGTTGATTCGACTCTTCCGAATCCTTCCTCTTCCTCTGATACCCAATGCACGAGTTGACCCTCTTCAAATTGCTTCTCTTCGACCATCTCGTCTTCCATCATGTTTTCAAGTTCTTCCATATTGTTTTCTTTTAGGCCTTCGGCTTCTTCTAACATTGCGACTATGCTATATGCTGTTTCCGGGTCTTGATGACATGCAAATGGAACACGCTTGTCGTCTTCAATAACGTAGATCATTGCTGAACCCTGTTCACCGGATTCATTAGTACAAGGCTCTTCAACGACAACGTATGGCATAGCGTTACTTTTGTTGTTTAAATATACATCAGTTATTGCTCACTTCTTAACCTATACGGGTGCACCTGCACCGCCTGGTTTCAAAGGTAAGAGTGAAGCGAGTTCATCGTCTACCGGTGGATAACCGAGTTCCTCACGTGCCTCGTTTGGAGTGATAATCCCACCGGCAACCGCTTTAGTCAATCGGTCTATTACTAAAGCCCTATCCTCTTGTATGGCCTCGATATTATCGACATCAATACATATCTCAGGATTGTCCTTGTAATAGCCTTGTAGTGACTTTGTAATTGAACCATAAAACTTACGTGCTAATGGAATACAAGCCTCCATGTAGAGAGCCTTCCGTGCCTCTTTTTGATTATTGTAGGTCTTGTTCTGAGCATCATTCATGAGTTCGCTCGGAACACCGAGACCCATAAGTATCATACGGGTAGTCATCATGATTGCCTTTTCCCATTCAGCCTCGTTTGGCTTGTCCGTAAGTTTCTCAAAGGTAAGATTGTCGGAGACGACCTTCAGCCTATGTGCATTATTAGCACCACCGGATGACTGCTCCCACCGATCTTTTAACTCCTGAGACTGTGCTTGAGTGATGCCCGGTGCCTTAGCAATAACCGGTGGCATACCTCCCGCTTGTGCTATGTTCTTATTCCATGTAATAGCGGAGTTGTTCAAGTCGATCATCTCAGCCAATGGAACACCGGCACTAAGACCATGAAAGTATTCACGAAGGTTAATTTGATTAACGGCAATGATCTCCTCAGTCTCAAACTTAATATCTTCCATCTCCCGGTATAGATAACCTTTGACAGGCTTCCTGTAGTCACCCTGTATTGGGTTCATATATTGAGACGGCAATACGATCAATCCAATAGGCCTACGGCTTGAACCCTCATGTGAAAAGACGATCTGAGAGTAAGCCTCTCCTGTAACGACAAGATAGAGAATCATCTTCTCTACAAACGTCTTACGACCGTTATCCGATCTGTCAAGAAGAGTCAGGATTGGATGCTCTTGCGTAGTGTGGTTTCTGTCTTTCTTGTAGTCGATATAGATCGGTATGTCTGCAACGGTCTCAGCGATCAAGTTACAAGCAGAGTAAAACGTAGGGTTACGCTCGTAGGCCTGTTCAATCAGTTTGAGTTTATCCCAACGTGAATAGTCTTCCCAACCTCTACCCCAAAGGATAGCGTTCCAGACCCGTGAAGGAATGTAGTTTTTTCGATTGATAAATCTGTCATACCATGCCATTATACTATCCAGTAATTTTTGTTGTTGCCCGGGTACATCTGCATATAAAAGTGCCACAATGCGTATCTTGCCGTGTCAGCATCGTGAGACTTGACTGCACCCTCTTTGTAGTCATCTTTCTTGTCAATATCGCCATACTTGTCTGCCTTTGCAGCGACCATTGAGTTATATACATCTCGTGCATCGTCTGTATCAAAATATACAAGTTTATTCTTTAATGACCAGTTGCAACACTCGATTGTATCACGAACGAGAGGATTGGTGTCCGGAACCCGATACCTTATCGTACCACCGAAGACATCATGGAACTTTTCTTTTATTGCCGTCCACATCGACCCTGTTGCCAATGCCGTCCTATTTGCTCCAGTAGCATCTCCGGTTATGACTATATCGCTTTTGTGGTTCCGTAACTCATTAGCCAACTTCTCAGCATCGTCACCGACCGTTGCCTCTTTCATCTGCTTAGCAAAGACACATGCAACCTTCGGTCTTCCGGCTTCGTCTCGACCAACAACCTGCCAACCCGATACCGCCCTATATTCCACGTTAAAGTCCCACGATAGTACAAGGGTATCTTTAGGGTCATACTTGTATTGGCCTCTCATGTCAGGAGTGATATAGAAGAGACCGATACCCTCAAGCGATACCCTCTTACCATACAGGTAACGCTCAAGTTGAGCACCCGAATAGGTGTTCATCAGTTCCTTTGTATACCTCTCACGAAAGACCGGGTCGGGGTTATCCTGCAACGAAATCTCGAATAACTTTGCATCGTCTCTTCGCTCAATAAAGTTATAGATATATGCATCAGGGTCGGCAGGCATTGAGGTAATTCTTTTTAAGGCAAGACCTTTCCTAATTCTTGAAGCAAAGACGTTTAAGGAATCGGGCTTAAAGTATGATGATTCGTCTGCCCATCCCCATTCATATTCAATAGATTCTATCCTACGTATAACGTCACTCTCAGCACTTCTGAAGTGTACTGTGTTATCCCATACTGTAAGTATCATCTGTTGTTCATTGAAGTGATACGGCCACCCCAATTCATCAAGCATCGTCTTGATATTCTGCTTGTAGATGTCTTTTGCCTGTTGGAATGTGTTAAACATGACAAGACCCTGTCCGCCTCTCTGCAACATCGACAGAACGAACAAAGCACCAACGTAGGTCTTTCCTGAGCCCTTCGCACCGATTATGGCAACAAAAGGATTGTCTTTAGATAGGAACTCTTTTTGAAAGTTTGCAACCCGTCTTTCAAGTTGCTCCATTACGGTTTACTTGGCTGAATATCAAGGGTTCCGGTTGCAAAGGCCTGAAATGCGGAATTAGTTGCCGGGCTTCCGGGAACGATTGGCATCGTGTTGATTAAGTCAAGATCAAAACTATAATATCCCGGCTCTACGTTTAAGACTGATGCTTGTATATTTACATCAATCCGGTCAGCATGAATATAAAGCCCTGCAAGGTTACTACCCCTGTAATGCCCTTGATTGTCAGGAGCGATATACAGGGTTCCATCGGAAGAGTTAAACGAGTTGATCGTGAATAGAACGTTTGGGTTACGCTCATTGGTATAGGCCGTCAGCCTTCCTGCGTAGTAGGCATTCATTCCTGTACCCGTCCCGGTTGCATCACAAACCGGTAACCTCAGAAGGAGATTCTTATTCGCCTTACAAGGTATATAAACATCGGAGATTGGTTGACAGGAAAGATTGGAAGGACTGATGGCCATTGAATACCTTTATTCTGTCAGACCTGCTTCCTCTACCTCACCCTCTTTTTCTTTTTCCTCGATCGTTACCTCGTATCCTTTAATAAGGTAATTTAACTCATCGAGTTGCATCTGTAATGATGCTTGTTGGTTTCTTAGATTGGCAAGTCTGTCTTTTAGATTGTCGATCATTATTCCTATGCTTGAAGTTTCTCTTCTGCTTCGGCTATCAATACCTCGGCTTCTTCGAGTTGTTCTTCAAGTTCGGCACTATCATCGACAGTTGCAAGAGGTTTACTTTTTTCTGATTCTGTTTTTTCTGGTTCTGTAATAACTCTACCATTCTCATCTGTCCAGTCTGTTTTAATCATGTGCTCATCGCATCTTTCACCGATAACCATCCATGATACAGTATCGATAGATTCCTCATCCTGACACTCAATAGTGAGAATGTTTCCTTCAACTAAACCACGAACCGCACTCCAACCACTCTCATTTGCAGTAAAGCATTGAACATTTGTATTTAATAAAACAAAGGTTCCATCTGTCATTCTACCTGCTTCATCAAGATTTACTGTTGCTTTTCCATTTGCAAGTTGGACTGTCCCTCTGTAAATCAAATCTGCCTGTGGACCTTCTATAAAGGAATGAACAAGGTAATGAGTATCAGGCATCACAGGATGATTTATCTTAAAGGAACCGGAGCCTTTTGATAAAGAACCTGCAATAGTTACATTTCCATCTCCAGTAACTCTGAATGCGGGGTCTTCAGCATCGCTAAAACAGTATATGTGATTATCATCATTAGACCTTACTCGACTTTTTAATGAAGTTGTAAAATGAGTTTGATAACCACCTCCTCCTTTGCGGTTATTTATATATAATGCCGTAGTATTTACTGTGTTACCAGAACCGCCAGTACCACCATGGTTTATTTGTGTATTTACTTGCCCATCGACTACTACACCTGCTATAGGCGAAGTTGTTTGTAAAGTTGTGAGACTTGTTGATGAATTAACTACTTGTAATTTTGTTGTTGTTGGAGAAGACGTCCCAACCCCAACACTATTTGCACTCTCATCTACAAATAACGTACCGCTATCAAAATTTGCATCACCTGAAACTGTTAATGTGCTTAAACCTGTTGCACCGCTAACTGTCAATCCAGTAAGCGTACCTAAACTTGTAACGTTTGCCTGTGCAGCGGTCGACAATGTTCCTGCAATTGTAGTTGCTTTAATCGTTCCATCTACATCAAGTAATTCAGTCGGAGCATTTGTTCCGATTCCAACTCGATCTGTACTTGCATCTACGAATAACAGATTAGCATCTGTATCACCTGCAACACGAAAGTCAACATCTGCTTCTGAATTATTAATCGTTACCGCACCGTCAAGTCCTGTCGTACCACTAACACCAAGCCCTGTAAGCGTACCCACGCTCGTGATATTCGTTTGAGCAGCGGTGGACAAGGTTCCGCCTAATGTAGTGGCGTTAAGCGTTCCCGCAACAGTTAAGGTTGTAATATCATTACCCGCACCGTTCTGAATGGTTCCAGTTGTAGGTGTTCCGGCAACGGTACCAATGGTAACAAGATTGCCGTATGTGTCTTTAATCTGTGTACTTGTAAGGTTCATGTCTTAACTGTTAAAAGTCTATGTTCCAGAATTGTTCTGATGAATCAAAATACTCTACGCAATTTACCCAAATATCGAAGCCATCCGGCAGGTCTGTTGTATTGACGATAAAGGGGATTCCTGCACCGATGAAGATCATAAGTGAGCAATGATATTTGAAGCGTTTGTGTCAGTATTGTTAAT